AAACCTGATTGTTCTAGTGTTGGGTCTGCTAAGTCCATGAACCAAAATGTTGCGTAGTAAAGAAGATACATGTATATACCTAAGAATGCTCTTGGTATAATTCTCCATGCATCAATTGTTTTTGCAGCGAAAATCCATTTCTGCCATGGATTCTTTCTGTCTTCGTTTGTCAATTCAAAAATTTCTTGTTTAAGTTCGCCAATCTCTGATACCATGGCCATGAACTTCTTCAAGTCTATTTCAACCTCGTTACGACTCATGTCTCCCGAGAATTTATCTATATCGCTCATTAGTGTGTCCTCTAATTTAGTTAGTTATTTCTTTTGACTCAGTCGGTCTTTCTCCTCTTTCAAGTAGTTCATAAGTAATGTCGAATATATCTCTCTTTCCCAAGGTATCATTCCGTCTAAGTCACTCAATGTGTATTTATGGTGTTGCATGAGTTGAAAGTTGGTTTGATAGTAATTAATCATGCTATCATGAGAAAGAGCTATTAAAAAAAATTCTCTAGACCCCTAATAGTCATTGACTGTTCTGTTTCACATTCAGGACATTTGTAAGTTACAGTGTGTGAAAGATTAGGAGCTCCTGTAAAGAATGCACCAACCTTTTCTAGTTGACCAATAGTCATTCCGTCTAGAAATGATTCTATTTCACTATCGGGTGTCTCCATCATTTCATGTACTTCTTCATTATCAAAAATCCTAACAATGCATTTTTTCATAACATCCAAGAGTTGTGATTCATCGTTTTCTGAAATATTCATAGACTCCATAAGAGTTGGGTATTTCAGAACCATTCCAATTTCATCATTAATCATTACTGTATTGTCAATCATACTACTCTTATCTACAGAAATATCTGCAAGGTTAATAGGTAGTTCAACTTTAGGATGTGTATCATCTTTCTGACAAGGTAAATTCAGTTTAACTGTTTCTCCAACAGACTTTGACCTAACTTGTAGAAATAAGTATTCAACATCAAAAGTAGATAACTTTGATATATCCAATTTTTCAAAAGTACATGCAGTCAACAAAGTTATAATGTTTTCTGTAATCTCTTTTTGATTTGGGTCTTCTTTAGTTAGGAGAAGATTCCTTTGTTCCTTCACTAGGAAGGGTCTAAATTTTACTTCAGTACCATCACTGGGCAACTCACAAAAAAATGTAGGTGCCGATTGTATCGGTAATGCCATAATTTACTCCATATTTTAACCGAAGATATTTGAAATTCTAGTCAATCTATCATCGTATTTTTTCAATCTCGCGTCTAAACTTCGGACTTTATTTCCAAACCTTCCACGCAATTTATCAGTTTCTAGAAGTGCATCTAATACTCTTCTACCTTTATTTAGTAAGGACAATTTAGGTGCATTTACATACTCAGTATCAAATGTTTCAAATGAGAATGTTACTTCAAATTTCATTATCTCATCTCTTGCACCAGTGTTATGTGTCATAGCACCTAATGTTATTGGGTATGCATTATGAAGTGTTGTCTTCATTGCATCTGCACCATCCTTTCTCATAGAGATAATCTCTACTCTACCAACATAGTCTTGTTGATATCTAAATGTAGGTCTCAATGAATTACCTTGGTCTTCATGTGTTCCAGTTCCAGTATAGATATAGGACTGCCATGCATCTAATATAAACTTATCTGCAAAGTGTTGGTCACATAAAAATGTCATAGGAACTCTTTGACCATCCATTGTTATATTGTTTGGAATGTTCCTAACAGGGCCGTATGAAGACCACTGACTTGCCTCCAATTCTTTAGAGGGAATTTGTACAGTTTCACATCTCCAACCTTCAAGTGCAATACCTTGTGGCCCAAAGATGTTAACCATGAAATAGTTTCCTCTTGCACCCGTGTCAAAGTTGTACTTTAATTTATCTATCTGAAGATTTTCATCTCCCGATTTAAGACCAATCAATCTGTCTAGTATACTCATATGATTTTTTCTCTAGTTTCCCTGTAAACTGTGTTAGTATTTATACTTCCTTTCTCACTTGTAAACTTAGAAAGTGGTAATAAAGGAACAAAGTCCCACTGACTTGGATTCACTTTAACTATCTTAGAGTCCAAGTGTTCAAATAGATATTGTTTGACACATGGTTTTGCAACTCTTAGATTAGATGCAGTTGCAAGTGATTGATATCTTAACCCTAGTCTAACGTTCTCATCTGCAACACTCTCATCATCAAAATCATTAGAGTATGCATACAAGTTCTCTAGTAATCCTACTCTAAGTCTAGGGTGTAGATAGTGTAAGTTAAGTCCTAAGAATCCACTTTTGTATTTCTCTAACATAAAGATTAAAGGGAATCTGTCATAGTAGGGAAGGGTATCTTTGTGTTTTGCATCATATATAAACATGTACATCTCTCCTACTATCATTTCTGTAGGTATGATGTCTTCGCCTGCTTGGTTTAAAACCTTATCGGGTTTTGCATATGACTTGATTGTCTTGAGGTTTGATTTAAACCAGTCTAAGGACTCCTTCTGTCTTTCTTGGAGTTCTACGGGTTTAAGTAATTCTATTTCTTTGAAGGTGAGTCGAGACATACTACTATTTATAGTATTGGGTCTGACTTCTTCCTATTATATTTTGTTTTGTCCGAATGGACTTGTGATGCACCATGACTTGGTGTTTCTTTTCTTACCTTAACTACAGGTTTCTTTTTTCCGAATGCAAGTTCCCATCCATCAGCATAGGCTTCTTCGTTTGAGTTCCTTCTCTTGGAACCTTTCCCCCCATGCCAATTACTCATTATCTTATCTTTCTATAGTTTGCGTTGTTACGTCTCTTAAGGTCTAACTTTTTCTTTCTCTTTAAATCTTGGTTCTTCTGATTCTTAGTATCGTTAGGTTTCTCGTGATACTGTCTATCTCTAACCTCTTGTACGATACCTGCGTTATCGCATTCTTTTTTAAATCTACGAAGAAGTCTATCGAATGGTTCTTCCATTCTATTCTTCGGATTCAATCTTGGTTTAACACTTGGCATATTTATTTCCTAAAAAATGTGAAGTCACCCCACGCTTTACAGCAACCCGTTCTTCACCGACCAATCCGCTATATGCTATTGACCTTTCCCTTACTGAATACCCCCAATTTAAATACATGACATATTTAAACCAATCCACGGCCTCAGTTCGTAGTCGTCTTATTTTCAAGGACACATTTTGAATAAACACGACTACCCCATTGTAAGAAGACTAGCTATCTGCAGCCAACTTCTTAAAGTAATCCATCGCATCGTCTTCCTCTACTTGTGGTGAGGTTGCTTCTGCTGATGAGATTACAGGTTCTTCTGCAACAGTTTCAGTGTTCACATTAGACCATGGCACTTCTTCCATATCTTCTGCAACTGACTCTGCTGTAGAGTTACTTACTGAACCTTGTAAACCTAATACTCTATCGAGTTTCTCTTTGAGTTCCTCGTAGGATTTGAATTCACTTGGTGCAATAATACCACTTAAACTATGGACACTTGTATATATGTCGTTTAGTTTATTTTCATCAGTAAATAATGGTGCTGGTGAATCAAACTCTGATTTATCGTAGTTCCAATAACCATCGACTTTTCTGATTTTGATTTTAAAGTTTGCACCTTCATCTCTTAAGTCAAAAGGATTGATTGCTTTCTCATCTTCAAATGCTGGTGAGATTGCTTCCTTAAGTGCTTCAAAGATTTTTTTACCAAATCTATATTTGAATACTTTACCTTCGTTGTCGGGATTTTTAGGGTCTGAAACAACATAGACATTAGACACATAATGTAAACGTCTTTTCTGTTTACGTGCAATCTCTTTGTTTGCTTCGATACCTGTATTCCACAACTGGGTATTATATTCACTAACAGGGTCTTGTTTATTAAGAGTCGTTAAAGACTTCTCAATATACCATCCACCTGGCCCTTGGAATCCATGGTCGAAGTATGATACCCAAGGCATCTCTTCTCCATCGGGAGTAGGCAAGAAACGAACTACTGCATAACCATTACCACTCTTATCGAGTTCGGGTTTCCACATAGTATCGTCATTGTAGGATTTTTTTGCACCTTCTGTTGGTGAAGCTGTTTCCATTGCAGCTCTTAGTTTGTCTAAACTACTTGACATTGTATTCTCCTATTTTATTACAATTATATCGCATTTTATTACAATTTTATAAAGATACTTCAGATGGGTGACCCACCCCAAGTATCCACTCTTCACTATTTTCATAGTTAAGTACATTATAGTCTACCTTCACCAACCCGTCAAGGGGTTTTTTCCAATAAACATTAATGTTTTCATACTCTTTTAACAGAGCAAGAAACTGTTGTTGTTGAGTATGGAAGACTCTCGACTCCTCTGTATACTCATCTTGGTAATTTAAGTAATCACCACTGTATATACTTGTAGGGTCTGCATGTTCTAATGCATCAAACCCAATCAAACATATATCCGTATATTTATGTTCGGCTGCATATCCTAATGCAGACATTCCACCAAATAAATTCTTAAGTTTTGGATTATTATATATAACTATGTTATCTTTATGAACACTACTATATCCAATACAAGATACCACATCATCAAATCCCTGTATCGTAAATAAATCGTCCCCGTCTTTTCTAACTTTAAATATGTTCTGAGGTTGGTGACTGTATTCAAACCCATTTGTCATTAAGTCCCACATCTCCATAGGTATCGGGTCGAAGTCTCCAACTGCAACTTTGTTCTCATAGTGATACATATCATCTATGACTTGTCTCTGTACTGGTATATCAAGTGCAAACAATAAGTCGGGTTTCTGTTGTTGATAAATTCCATTGAATCCCCACCATTCATGTCCTTCCTCTAAAAAGGAATCCCAATCAAAGTCTTTTCGACTTGGGCCGTTACCTATTAAGTAGAGCATAGTTCTATCAATTTATTCTTGTATTTCTTTTGGTCGTATGTTATAAACGACTTGTATTTGTTAATCTTTATGTGTAAGTCGGGATACACTACCTTCTCTGTTATAAGTGTTTCCCAATCCTTAGTGAAACCTATTATCTCATCCATGATGCAGATGGTTTCTAAACTTGTTTGTTTACTCATATATGATTTAAGTAAACGAGGGTGTTGACCATTGACCACTTTAAGTTGAGTATCTATCTTATACTTTCTCATTAAGTCTGATACTTCTGTTTCAAACATATATCCAAGTTTCTGATTCCTCTTCTTCCATTCCTTATATCTCTTATCACACTCTTTGTCTAATAAGTCACCTGCCCAATAATCTTTAAAGGATAGGTTTGCAATGTAGAAGTCTTGCAGTTCTTGTTTATATGTTCGGAACAATTTACCAAAGTGGTATTTGTCTTTACGTTTTAAGAAGGAATTGATATCTGACTTTACCTTTCCGTTGTACTTAACGAAATCATAATCCTTGGAATGAAAGTGTAACTTTATCCCAAGGTATAATGTGTAAGCATCGTATCCTTCTCTAGAAGTCATTAAGTAATAATCTTCTTCTCTGCTGGTACATCAATCAAAGGTGCATCTTTTTCACCTGTTGATATTGCATGTGCCTCAACGACCTTATCGTTGGATGGAACTACGAACACTACATTGTGGAATGTTGCAATAGGTGGATTCTCCACTCCCGTAGCAGCTATACCTTTTGCAAAACCCATTGACCCATCTTGTGGGTTGGATAGAATCATCCTAGGGTTGTCAATCGTAATTGCACTATCTTCTTGAGAGACTAGTTTTCCAACATACTCTCCACTAATTGTAACTACTGTTACTACGTCACCTGTTTGCATTATCTTACTCCGTAAGGGTTTTTGTATTTCTTAGCTGCATAGGTATCCTTTGCATCTCTTACACACCAATATAATGGTATAAAGTTTAATACTGGTACTACAAACATTAACTGCCACCAACCACTACGACCTCTGTCGTGTAATCTTCTTGCTGTTACTGATATGCTTTGAACAAAAGTTGCTACCATAAGTAATGCTACTAATACTCCACATTCGTTCATTTCACCAAATGGTTCCAGTATACTCCAAAATGTAAATCCTATTACATAGTTATCTACTAATCCTAGTAGTACTGCAATTATACTTATGTATAATGAGAACCACCAAAATTCGGGTCTCTCTGACCTTCCGTTAAAATCTGTTGCTCTTGTGACCAACACTGTCTTCATGATATCTATAAAATGACTCATTATTTCTCCGTTACTGCAAAGAACCCTTTTAGGGAACTCTGCGAATGATTACCTCTATTTACCATATTGAGTCCAGTTGCTTCTGCTTCTAGTTTCTCTTTTAGAGGTTGAGATAATAACCTCTTTGCTGACTCGGGTTCGATGTTATTCATTTCACATACTTTTACACATGCATCCATAACGTCCGTCCCTCTCATAATCAATTTTTCAACTTGTTCAGTGAATTCTTTTCTTGATATCATATTAAAACCTTGTGTTGTATCTGTTGTCGGGGTCTACTTCGTCTGCAATTAAAGGCAGTCCAAAGAAGTGTTCACAATCCCATGAGTCATAGT